ATATCTGCATAATTAACAGTAGTTACTCTATCAATTTGAGTTGATCCAGCTTTAGGATAGAACCAACTTATTTCAGTAAACAGTGTATTTAATCCGGCATAAATAATATCTCCCGCTGAATAATTAATTCCTAAATTATCAGTACCTTTAGTAGTAAATACAAAATCTTCAACTAAAGAATCTACATCTTTAACTGTACCATCATACATATTAAATCCGCCAGAATCCCCCATCCACCAAACAGCTCCGTTAACAAATGCTATAGCATGTTGACCAATACAGCCACAATTAGATCCTACTTTTCTAATACTAAATGTATAAGGAGATCCAACAAATTGAATACTATAAGCTGCGGTATCTGTTAAAACTAAAATATAATCTTTTGCTCTTACAGCACCAACAATTTTTGTACCATCGTCTAACCTAAATGTACCTGCTGTGTTTGTAGAAGTAGGCTCATATACTTCAATATCTTCTTGATCTGAAAATCTTATAAACATTGGGTCCTGAGTTGAAGGACTTCCAATAGTAGTCTCTGTTCCTAAATGTAATAAATGTCTATCTCTATCAGAAACTATTGTCAAAATAGAAGCTGTTGGATTATTTGGAACTAATGTAGCTCTAGTATTAACTCCAGTTCCAGCACTAGGATTCCATTTAAAAGTATTATTATTTTTTATAGTGGCTATTAAATCTTCACCAAAATTATCTAATGACCAATTTCCTGCTGCTATATCTGTATTAGATGTTGTTCTAGGAGTTCCCCACGTAGATAAACTCCATGTTCCAGCTCCCCAACCATATGCTAATGTTGTTGAAAGTGGACCTACAAGATAATAAGGTGTTAAACCTAATGTTCCGCCAGTAGTTACTCCAGTTCCAGTTTCAACTGTTGCCATAGTAATAGTAAAAGTATTTAGATTAGGTACAGTAACAACTTCAAATGTATTTGTTGTAAAACTTGCTGATGTATATCCAGTTGTAGTAGGTCCTGGAGTCGTGGCACTTGTAAATTTAATTAATTCTCCAACTAATAAACCATGTGAGTTTTTATTAACCGTAACTGTTGCTGATCCTGTTATAGAAGTATAGGTACAAGAAGCTAACGCTCTTGTTGAATCAAGAGGAGTAATGTCATATACATAAAGACATTTATTAGTCCCAAGAGCTGCGTATCGTCTACCAGTTAAATCGGTCCACGACCATTGAGCTCTAACTGCTCCTACCATTAGTTTAGATGTAATCTGTTCCCAACCACCTATTTTCTCAGGTGAGCCATAACGAAAACGTACATTATCTCCGTCAATCCACTCTCCTTCAGCTTGTGAAGCGGTGGCTTGTTTATTAAATCCTGATTTTAATGCTATCTTTTTTAATGGCATATTTATGATTATTATACCATTGATTGAATATATCTAAAAGATTAAGATGAAATACGTTTTATATCGTTATTAATTAGCTGCTTAGGTACAGCTTGTATATTAAAATGTATAAATCTAAATGGTTCTATTCCATGATCTACTACAAATTCATGACCTAAATATGAATTAAAAAATACAAATAAACCTGGTTGTGGTTTAAACGGTATTTTTTCAGAGGCATCAGTTATTTTATTCACATCTTTTTCAGGTAATTGAATCATTAATTTACCAGGTCTTGGATCATGAAAAATAGGAAAAGAAGTTTTATCAGAACATTTTAAAAAATAAAAACCAGAAATATGGCTATTTGGATGAACATGAGTATTATGATTTCCACCCCCTTCTTTTGAAAATTCCTGAACCCACAAATCTTTGACAGTTAATAAATAATTTTTTAAATTATACCCTTGTTCATCTAAAATTGAATATGATCGTTTACATATAAATTCTATAAATTTTAAAAAATTAATATCATTAATTAAAGGTTCTGAATGATGAGAAAAACCAAAATCTTTATTATTAGTAAAATATTTCTTATTATTTTCTGTTGCCTTTTTTATGTAATTATCTGAAATTAAATCTAAAGTACTTAACCAAGAAGTATCTTCTTCTACATAAATACTATTTTCAAAAAATAAACTTTTCATTTACCTTCAATTTTAGTATCTTTAAAAGTTAGTTTATCTTGTGTTTCTTTTTTAAAATTTGATTGCCAGTTTATAATCATACCAACAAGAGTATTGCCAAAATGTCTTAATCCCTCATCTGATAAATGAAGTTTTCCTTTTCTAAAAAGTATAAATCTTTCTTTCCAAGAAAATTCTATATCACAAGATCCATCTTTATATTGTTTAAATTTCATTTTTATTAACCCAGTTTATATTTGATAAATTATTCCATTTTTTAATTTCATGCATATTAAATGCAACTGTAATTCTTTCAATATCATTTTCAATTTTTTTAACACTATGTTTTAAAATAGGAGAAAATAAAATAAATTTTCCTATTTCTTCATTTACTAATAGATCATGTTCTTTAAAATAAGTTCCTGGTCCATTTTCAGTTAAATATAGTATACCACAAAAACCAGTAACACCACCATGATTATGTTCTAATACTTCATCTCCTTTTTTACATATATTACCCCATGCATTTTTTATTTCAAAATTATCAAAATATATTGATTTTATTTCAGGTTGTATAATTTTTAAAAAATTTATAAAATCACCATTTTCATTTAAACTATTAAAACCTGTAAAAATTCCTTGTACATTTGTTTTATAGCTTAATTCTGTATCTTTATAATTTTTTATAAAATATATTAAATTATTAATAATATTTTTATCATATATTTTTCCTGTTAAAATATAAGTTTCTTTTAATATATCTCTTATTCTTACATCAACATTCATTTTTGCATACCATATAATAATCTTTTATCTTTAAACCATTCTTTATTAGGCCCATTTTTATCTACATAATGTAAAAATGTTTGGGCATGCCAATCTCCTTTAAATTTTTCTCTCCAGTGTTCAACTTCGCATCCTAAATAAATTGCAGCATCACCTGGTTCCATATTAATCTCTGTTCCATCCATATAAATTGGCCATTTAGCTCCATCAGATCCAATCATTACAGTTACACTTATTTCACAAGAAGGCCTATCTGTGTGTTTTTTTAAATCTGAATTAATTGTATACATTCTCCAAAATGCATATGTACATAATAATTCTAACCCAGTTTCTTTTTGCATTAACTCTAATTTATTAATCATTAAAGATTCCATTAATGGATCTCCATAGAAATATGTATCTCCATTATCATTTTGATTAAAATCAAAAGAATCAAAATTTAATCTATGTTTAATTTTACAATAATTTACTAATAATTTAACTTCTTCCTTAGTTAAAAAATTTTTTATTAGTTTATATTTAAAATTTTTTATAATGCCCATGCTACAACTGAATACCTCATTCCTTTTGTTACAGGTTTAACTGTATGTGGATATAAAAAAATACTTGGCCAAATTATCATTCTATTTGGTTTTACTTCTATTTCCCATTCCCCAGATCCGTCTGGGTTTCTAAAACAAAGATTACCTCCTTCATAATCATTATTTAGTAATAATATACAACTCATTGTTCTTGGTATTTCTGCAAAATGATCTACGTGCCATGTATAAAAACCAGTATTTTCATATTTTAATATTTCAATATCAATAATATTTTTATAATCATAATCTAAAATATTAGCATCAAATTTAAATTGTTTTAAATTTTTATTAAAATAAAATTGAAGTAAATTAAACCAGTGAACATTAGACATCAAGTTATTTAAATTAGATAAAGGTAATGCATACGTTCGTCTAATATTAAAATCTGTTTTAGATTTATCACCACCTCCAACTTTTGTTTCATTAAACTTAGAATTATTTGCAAAACGAATTAAATTAGATAATGCGTTCCATGGCAAAACTTCATCATATATTTTTATAAAATTTTTTATTTCCATGTTTTTTTATTCCAAAACTTATCTTTATATATATTTAATAATTTTAATTGATAAAATAAATTAGAATTTTGTATGTCTTTTTGTTTTCTTGATCGTAGTTTCATTTTCCAAGGGTTTCTTTTAAATGGTATTATTTGAACATAGGGTGTGCCTTTTTTAATTGTAGTTTCTAATATTGGATATTTATCTCCATTAATTACAATTGGAAAATTTATTTCATTTGGAAATGTATCTGTGTCTACTATCGCTGGTATTATTGAAAATCTATCATCAGCATTGTTTAAAGGGGGTACAAATAAACAAGAATATCCATCTGGAGTTTTTATTTTCCAGGGGTTTAAAATTTTATAAAAAGGCAAATTTTTATTTTTATCAATCAATGGAGAATCAATTAATTGTTTTATAGAATGATTGTCTACTCCTGAATTTAAATTAATATTTTTTGCATGTAATAATTGTGAACTACCATGCAATCCAAAAGTTTGAAAAGAATCTTTAAATGTTTCTCCTTTTTCATTTTTATTATCAATATTATGTCTAATATTAAAATCTTGAGGAATTTTTAATAAATAACCAGATGTTAATGAATCTAAAAATGGCATACATCCTTTAACAGTTTTGTTTTCAATGGTATGTTCTAAATTTTTGTACCAATCGGGTATATTTAATTTTGAAGGAATTGGATAATCTTCTTTTAATGCAAAATAATCTTCATGAGCACTAAATTCTATTTCTTTATCAAACATGCTAATTAAATAGCAATTTTTAAGGTAATTGTAAAGTATTTAATGAAAGTTGATTTTGGTCTTTAAAATGTTGTTCTAAAGATTTATTTAATGGATAAGTAATATTGTCTAAATTTAAACCTAACAACTGATTATAGTAATTATTCCAAATATTAAAAGAAACATGATTTTTATTATTATCTAGAAATTGTTTTATTGCTAGTTTTAAATTGTCAATAAGTTGACTTAACTGTTCTTTTTTTTGGAAAGAAATACTATTATTTTCATAAATAATTGTGTTTTGATTATATTTAATTGGATGTTTTATTCCATATTTCACATCATCAAAATTAGATTGTGAGTCTTCAATTATTTTATAATTAGATTGATTTATGTTTAATTTTTCTAAATCAGATTGATTTTCAACCATACGATAAATCGTTCCGTAAACATTATCTGAATCTTTTGAAAAAATAAAATAAGCCATAAATTAAGTCCCAGTATTTTCATATATTATTAATGCACCTTCTCTACCTGGATTAGTGTAGCTGGGTGTACACATTTGACCACCATAAGCAGGTCCTCCTGATCCAAAATACCAATTGCCAATATTATTACCAGCATACTGAGCTCCTCCTCTAAATATAGCAGGGACAGTTACAAGAGATCCTGTGGCTGTTCCAGGAGTACCAGGAGTATTACCCCCAGGATTTGCAGTTCCTCCATTAGCTGTTGCAACGTTTGCTAAATTTGTAGCTCCTCCAGCATTACCTACAGGACCAGTATTATTTCCTTGAGCACCAACTGAATATGGTTGTGCAAAAGGTTTTGCAGGTGCTGCAATAGGATAACTCCAAAATCCAGCTCCTCCATCACCACCAGATGCACTTTGAGAACCGCCCACATTTTTTGAACCCGCTCCTCCACCAAAAGCATATAAACCAATTCTGTTTGCACTTGGATTGGCTGTATAAGTTCCAGAAGCTGGTCCTTGTGCAAATAAAGCTGGTTGATAAGCTCCACCTCCAGCTGATCCAGAAGATGCTGCTGTAATTCTTCCTTGAGCGTCAACTGTTATTGAGGCTGCTGTATATGATCCTGCAGTAACATTTGTATTTGCCAATTGAGTAGGACCGACAGCTGCGGATGCAATTTTAACTGAAGTTACAGAAGCTGTATCTAAAGCTGCCGATGTAATTGCAAAAGAAGCTACTTTAACTGAAGTTACAGATGAAGTATCTAATTTTGCTGATGTAACTGCAAATGATGCAATTTTAACTGATGTAACTGCTGATGTATCTAATTCATTAGGACCAATAACAAAATCTCCGATAGAGGCACTTGTACTAATTACTCCACCTAATGTGCTAAGATCAATTGTATTTGCATTTGTTCCATCTAAATAAACACCTTTAATATTTTTTTCAGTTGTTCCCCAAATAACAGAAGCTCCAGCAACTTGGTTTAATGCTAATGTAAATGCACCTGTTGTACTATTTTTAATTGTATATGTTTTTTCAATTCCACTTGCTACATAAACGGTTGAGTTAGCTGCAATCGTTCCTGTAAATTCTATAACAGCATTTCTAGCTGTTGATATTGTAGCATCTGTCATCGCTAAAGTTGTGTTAGTAGATGTAAGTGCTATTGCTTGATAGCCAGCTATTGATTGTTGTAATAAGTTTAAATTTGTATTTGTCTTATCGCCCCAGGTTCCAGAGTTTTCCCCTGTTACCATCAGCTCAAGTTTAAGATCTGTAGAAAAACTAGATGCCATAAATTCCTTTTAAATTTGTAATAATACCCAATTTTAGTTTGATTAGGCCGCTATGTCAACAACAGCCCAATTGTTAGTTATGCCTATATCTACTACTGCCCAGGCACTTATAAATACAGTTCCTGTAGAAGTAGTCATTTGTATACCTGTAATATCTGGTGCTACATCTACAATTATAGATACTGAATTTATAGTAGTTGTTGCAGATACAGATGTTACATCTACTAATGTATTTGCATCTAATTCAGCTGTTCCTAAACTTAAAGAAATTACGTTTCCAGTTAAAAACACAGAAGCCGCAATATCAACTTCTTCATCTCCTAAAGATATGGTTAATAAACTTCCATTTACATCTATATTAGCATCTGCTGTAATAGAAAACGTTGCTACAGTAGTTGCTATAGATTGTCCTGTGACAGCTGCATCAAAATCTATTTGAGCAGATATTGTTCCAGTAGTTGTAGCAGAACTTATTCCAGTTAAAGTAAGACTAGCATCTCCAGTAATTGATAAAGTTCCAGTAGTAGTATTTAATTGATTTCCTATTACATCTACTTCTACTGAAGGAACAAGAACAGTATCTTGTCCAATGGAAATATCCATTCCACCAATATTTCCCCACGAACCATAGCCCCACGATTCTGTACCCCAAGGTAAATTACCTGGAGAAGTAACTTCTACTTCTTGGCTTTGTCCCGCTGTTAAATCTCCAACAAAAGTTGTAAGTAAATTAGTGTCTAAAGTTAATATTGCATCCGCAGTTATAGAAACTATATTAGATGTAGAATTTAATTGTTGTCCCGTAACATCAGAAGATACATCTATTAAAATATCTGCACTATTTTGTTCAGAACTTAATCCTGAAATTTGACCCCATGATGCAGACCCCCATGAAGATTGACTCCATGTGGTAAGAGTACCAGGCGACGTTACTTCTATTGTAATATCTGCCACCTGGCCCTCCTAAAATTATGCGATTCTTAATATAGCTGCTGCTGCTGTAAATGCTGGAAATACTATTGTAAAAGTTCCTGATGTTGCTGTTTTGTCAGCACCAAAACTTAAAGCACAAACTGCTCTTTTAGTTGCAGTAGTTGTATTATTATAAATTAATGCTCCAGCTGCTGTTAATGTAACACCAGTAAAAGATAAATCTGCAAAATCTACTATAGCTGTAGCACTATCAAGTGATACTTGTTGAGATTGTAATACTCCACCACCTGCTGCGTACTGTCCTGAATCTGGACATTCACCAGTTACTGTGTAAATTGTTGTAGCTGCGGATAAGTTAGCCGCTGACGTATATAATGCTAATTTAAAAGCTTGTCCTGAACCTGAATCGAAATCGTGTACTGCACCTAAAAGTTCTGACTTAAATGTGTTGCACACTGCTTGTGTTATTGCCATATATTGTACTCCTTATAGTTATTATGGTGATGGTGAATTAATTTTAATTCGTAACACACCATCTTGAAACTCGTCTCTGCGTCTTCTACCTGTTTGTTCTAACGCAAATCCTTGTAATGATGTATTATACTTGTCTTGATATAGTTTGTACATATCTATAGGTCCTTTTAAATATGCAAAGGCCTCTACTAAACAAGCATATAATAATAGTTCTGGTGCATTTTGACTGATATAAGTAGTTGTATTTGTTGAGCTTAAATTATCAGGTGTGTATACATAATCTAGAGTAACAGCATAGCTACTATTTGGTATAGGAGCTACTTGAATAGCATTTTCTTTATACATTGAATAATACTTAGGAAAACCACTTGTTCCAGAGCTATTATATTCAGTAATAAATGTATCATCTCTAGGTTCTAATGATATTTGAGCTGATGA